AAACGTAACGTAAATGCTCCCCAGTTAGGGGCTATACGTTACCCGCAACTGCCTCTTAAATGGCAAGTACGGATAGATCTCATCTGTTAAGTTCACTCTTAACAGATGAGAGCACCTCGGCTATTTCGTAAGAATTACCGAGGCGACTGTAAAAGTCCGGAGATAACATCCGCTTTTGCAGTTGCCGGTCACACACGTTGATGAGGTGTAGGACCGGTTTCGTCAAGGGATCTCCCATTAGGACTCCTCGACGAAGGACGATTTTGTGGATGTCACCATCCACAACTTCGCCAATATCTGCTAAAAGGCCAGTGGCCTTGAAGTAGATCTCGCGGGGGTTGTAACACGTTTGTATCACAATACCCTGCAGTATCTTCGGGATGCCGCATTTCTGCATCCAGGGGATACCCAGATCTCTGGCCACGACGTGTTCCAGTTGATCTGTAGCCTCTTCGTAGTCTGTTGATCCTACGAAGAGGTCTTCGAAGGTGTCTGTCCGTTCGACATAGCCTTCGAAAGAAGTCTCCTCCCTATTAAGAAGGGAGAACACTTCATTTCTTTCAATTTCGTTGGAGAACGAATTGAAGAAATTCCAACCATGGTTTGAGGCACTCATTCCAGATTGGCTGCTTCGGATCCCTTTAGCTAGGGGTTCGGAGCATAGCTTGCTAACAAGATCGAGAACGATCTTGAGACAAGCACGGGCCTTGGTAACGCTACGAGCTTTACCAGGTTCCTTCACCACAGTGAGAAAAGCTTTTTGAAGCTCCACCGGTGGTGTGTGGAGAACTCGGTCGAGTGCGACCCAGAATATAAGTTCTCCAACGGTGTCGAACTCATCCTGGAATTTCCAGTGTTCGACACCTCCGGTGTCCAGGTTCCTCACGGGAATCTGGCGCATCGGGTCGACCTCGCAAATCATATGTTTGACTTGCTCAGTCGTTCCGCCTTCACGCCGGGTTTTCTCCCAGCATGCAGCGGATGTGATCGTGACTCTCGACTTAGTCGAGAGCCCGGTCACAGCAGCAATCGGGAGGTCCTTGATGACCTCCTCGATTGCTAGTCTCCGGAGAGTACGCATTGTAGCGGACTCTTTCGGAGTCTCTAGTGAAACGGTTTGAAGAAATTTCCG